TATTGCGGTTTTTCTTTCATAAATTCCCTGTAATTTGATTGTAGCCATAAAATCAACCATCCTTTCCTTTTTCAAAAATATAGGTAAACGATTTTGATACCCTCCGGGTGCTCAAATTACCTTAGCATACAACTCGGTTACTTTCTGTATTTTGTCGGCATCTTCGCAGTTCTCCAGCTCGTCAAGGTCGATTATAAAAAATCTGTCCTTTGTTTCCTTTGGCAAGCAATGATTTATAAAATCTTCCGCGTTGCTTGGGTGTGAGAAAACGGCGGAAACTCTGACGCCTGTCTTTTTATCATCCTGTGTGTCTTTGTCGATTTTGTAAGCAACAGCCCAGGTGCAGCTGTTAAATATCTTTTTTCTCATATTTCAAACCTCGCTTTCATTTTTTTATCAATCCCGGCGGTTGCTTTGCTGCGTACGGCTGAACCGCCGCCGGATAGGTTAAAGAACTGGGGAGTATTTCTTTTCTGTGATTGCAATTGCTGTTTTCATTCCCTCAACAAAGGCGTATTCATTTGTTGAAGTTATGGCATCATCTAAAAGCTCCAAAAGCTCGTTATAGATGCTTTCACTTACATATTTTTTTAGAGCTTCTTTTAACTGTTTTGTTTCTGGCTGAAGTTCTTCAAATGTTCCACTATTTACGATGTGATTCATACCAACAATTTTCAAAAATTCATCCATTTTATTTTCCTCTCTTTCTGTTTTGTGTTTCTTTTGATAGTTATATAGTACACTAAAACGTACTTAAATACAATATAAAATGTACACAAAAACGACATAAAATATTTTAACATAGTACACAAAAACGTACAAAATCAAAAGGGGAATAGTACGTTAGAACGAAAAAATTATATTGACTTAAACAGTACGTTAAAGTATACTTGTATTGAAATGAGGTGAGGACATGCCAAAAGAAAGAATTTTACCTGGTAAGATTTCTTACGAAAAATTATTTGAAAGAATGGATAAAAAGGGGATAAAAAAAGCTGATTTAAGAAAATTAGAACCAAACCCAATACATCCATCAACAATACAAAAGATAGTTGCAGGCGATACGATAAACACAGATACGATAGTTATTTTGTGTGATGCGTTGAAGTGCCAGCCGAAGGATATAATGGAATACATACCAAATAAGAATGATTAAACTACCAAAGATAACAGCCATAAAGTAGGCACTTTGGTAGTTTTCTTTATTTACTCAAGATGACCTTTTAACATACTCAAGATAACCTCATAGGGAAAATTCAAAGGATAAATGCAAGAGGAGATAGCAAAATTTGAGAAAAGAAAGGTTGTAATTATATGAGCAAAAACGAAATTAAATTATTTAGTAACAAGGAACTTGGATTTTCAGCACGAACAATCTTAAACGAGGACGGAAGTATTTCTATTAATGCGGAAGATACTGCAATCGGTTTCGGCTGGACAAAAACAGAAAATAAGAATGGGAAAGAGTATACTTCTATCAGATGGGAAAGAATGAATGGATTTAGCAAAGAATTCGGTTTCGCCCACGAGTGGGGGAAAGATGATTACATACCGGAATCGCTATTTTATCGCCTTGGTATGAAAGCAAGCAACAAAGCTGCGGACAAGTTCCAGAACTGGCTTGCAATGGAAGTAATCCCAAGTATTCGCAAGCATGGAATGTATGCTGTTGATGATTTAATAGAAAATCCAGAGCTTGCGATAAAAGCATTTACGGCTTTAAAAGAAGAAAGAGAGAAAAACAAGGCTTTGCAGGCTGAAAATGAAAGAATGAAGCCGAAAGAAGAGTTTTTTGATGCGGTGACTGACAGCAAAGACGCTATTGATATGGGACAGGTTGCAAAAGTTCTAAATTATCCAAAAATCGGGCGAAATAAACTTTTTGAGATATTAAGAAATAACGGAGTTTTACAGCAGAATAATCAGCCATATCAAAAATATGTTGATTGTGGATATTTCAGAGTTATAGAACAGAAGTACGAAGTTAAACCGGGAGAAATTAGAATAAATATCAAGACACTTGTTTTTCAAAAGGGAGTTGATTACATAAAAAAGTTACTGGATAAAGTAGCATAACAATGAAGCGTGACAATTTCTCGGAAAAAGAAATGCGACAGATTGCGGAAGCGTTAGGTCTTGATTTAGAAATAGAATTAAAAAAGAAATAAAATTCCCCGCCTATAAAGCGGGGATTATTTCATCAGAGCCGGGCGACCATTCCGCGGCTGACGCCCAAATGGGCGTTTCGGCTAATCAAGAAATTTCTCGATTTCCTCCTATCTCCATTTTAATTTTTCTCTTAACTCTTTAACTGTGAAGTGCTTCATTGATTCTACATATTTATCAAATGTGTTTTCTTTGCTCCAATTCGGATTGGAGCCGTTAACTTTTTCAAAATAATTTTTATCTTGTTCATACTTGAGTTTTAGAAGTTCCTGGCGTTTCATTTTATTAATTTCTGTGTTTGTGTAAGAATAGATATTTTTCATATGATTTTCCTTTCTGAACACTTGTTTGTGTTCTGCGTTTCTTGTTTTCCTGTTGAGATTATAATAGCAAATATAATGCACTTATACAATTGGCAGAACAAACAAAATAATGCACTTATATGCAATACAAAATTGTACAAAATATATAATGCACTTATAAATTGACAAAATAATGCACTTATTATATACTTATCTAAAGAATTATGAATATAAGCGAGGTATAACGCATGAGCGAAATAGAATTGAAAACTTCAGCCGCACAGAGAAAAGCGGTTCGAGAGTATGAAAAGAAGAATGATAGAATAAATGTAATTTTTCCAGCCGGAACAAGGGACAGAATGCAAGCGGTTGGAGTTAAAAACCCTAGTACATTTATAAAAGAAGTTGTTGCAGCAGAATTGGAAAGAATGGAAAAATATAGAAAATAATGCACTTATAATATTGACTATATAATGCACTTAATATATAATATAGGTATCGAATGAAAGGAGATACCAAAGATGCAAATAGAATACAAAAAGAAAGCAGTAAAATATATTAACTCTTGCGACAGAGCTACCAAGCAAAGGCTGAAAATTGCGATAGAAAAATTGCCGCTTGGAGATGTGAAAAAGTTAGCAGGGTTAGAAAATGATTTTCGCTTAAGGGTTGGAGATCTTCGAGTATTATTTTCGATCGAAGAAGACAAGATAATTATAAATAATATCCTTCCAAGAGGTCAGGCATATAAAAGAATTTAGGAGGTGTTAAAATTGAGGAAAGAAGCATTAAAAAATATAATCGATCTTGTACCAGATGAAGATATAGAAACTATTTACAAGGTTATGATTCGATTTGTCCCAGAAGAAACCC